TACTGATATACTATTACCGCTTAAACTAACACCAATACTAGGTATAGCAGATAAAGCAGACCCAGTCGCTGAAACTCCTGTAGCAGTTATATTTATATTAGTAGTTGTACTAGGTGTAGCAGATAAGGCAGAACCCGTAGCAGTATTGCCACTTAAACTAACACCAATACTAGGTATAGCAGATAAAGCAGAACTAGTAGCAGTATTACCACTTAAACTAGCCAGTATAGTAGGAGCCTCGCCATTAGTATATACTGATATACTATTACCACCTAAACTAATACCAATACTAGGTGTAGCGGATAAAGCAGAACTAGTAGCAGTATTACCACTTAAACTAGCCAGTATAGCAGGAGCCTCGCCATTAGTATATACTGATATACTATTACCGCTTAAACTAACACCAATACTAGGTATAGCAGATAAAGCAGACCCAGTCGCTGAAACTCCTGTAGCAGTTATATTTATATTAGTAGTTGTACTAGGTGTAGCAGATAAGGCAGAACCCGTAGCAGTATTGCCACTTAAACTAACACCAATACTAGGTATAGCAGATAAAGCAGAACTAGTAGCAGTATTACCACTTAAACTAGCCAGTATAGTAGGAGCCTCGCCATTAGTATATACTGATATACTATTACCACCTAAACTAATACCAATACTAGGTGTAGCGGATAAAGCAGACCCAGTCACTGAAACTCCTGTAGCAGTTATATTTATACTAGACGTAGTAACAGGGGTAATTCCTCCAGGTGTACTAGAAGAACTTACCCCTGTTATGGATACGTTAGATGATCCAGGAGAAGATCCAGTAAGCGCTAATAGTAGTGACATAACTTCTCCTTAAATCAAAATTAAACTACTTAGAAGATATATGAGAATATAAACTAGATAACATAATATATACTTGTAAGTACGTGCTAGTACCAATAGTCTCCCCAGTTTCTGGGCTTAATAAAGGGAACTCCTCGTTAGGGTTAGATAAATTTTCACTTATACTATTAATTCCTCCAAGACAAGATATAGTACCATCTTGGAAAGAAGATATTATTTCCTGATTAAATACTATACTAGGAACTCCTTGGTAGGGGTTACTTATATTAGCACTATTTGATCTTATCCATTTTTTACCTGCGGTCTCTATACTCATGATTACTCCCAGTGTGCATCAAATCCAACTATCATTGCTATTGCCCCTGCTGTTGTTACTACTCCCAAATTACGCATTACTACAGCTACATACTCTCCGGGATTAACATGTATAGGAGCGTTAAATGTCATACCTCCAGGATTATCACTAACTCCTGCTACTGCGGCGGCTTGATAGTTCTGCATACTTATAGGTATACGACGAGGAGCTTTAGTAGTACCTGAAGCAAAGGAGGCAGACTCAGTGGTAGCCATGGATACCGCAGTATGCCCATAGGCTAAAGATACTGCCCAAAGTATAGGACCTCCTGTTAATGCTGTTTGTATAGCCCCCGATATTTTAACTCCATATATAACAAGTCTACGAGGAGTCTGGTTAATACCTCCAATAGGAACTTGGTAAGAGCATAAAATACCGTCTGTACCCGCAGTTAGGGTAGGTAATACTTGGAAACATCCTCCTAAGCCAACAAACTGTGCAGCAGCGGCAGTATTAGATATAGCAGCGGCGGCAGCCGTTGCAGCATTACTAATAAGTGCTGTTGATCCTACTGTACCTCCATCTTGTCCTTGGGAGCCCATTAATCCCATACCTGCTAATAATACGGCATTAGCCTTATTATAAAAACCAAGTTGATCAACGTGCGTGGACGCAATCTTAACCTGCATCTGTGTTCCGGTAAGACCTGCATTATTTCGCTGTTGAAAGCTGATTGGTAAAGATGAGGTCATAAAAGGCTCACCTTGACCAGTTGCTACAGGCAAAGGTATTACAGCCAGAATACCATTAACCCAGAACTCAGCCTCTCTTTGTGTGACTACTATTCGGTATTGACCATTCACGTTTAACGGAATTGCCGCGGCAGCCATAATCAATGCCGTGATTGTCTCTGTGCCGTTGTAGTTCATCACACCATACAGCCCAACTTCATTGACGCGAAAGTAAACACCTTCAGTTGGGGCTGTTTGTGCGTTCGCACCGTAAGGGAAAAATCCTGCTTCGAATACTTGACCTACCAGTGGTACTGCGGTAATTACGCCAGTCGCTTCCCAGTGAATACCATTTGAACCAAACAACGGGAATGTCTGCCATGTTGTATATTGGCATCCGGTGGCAGTCGTGGCTGTTGAGTTGGCGTTGCACAGTAGATAACCAGCACCCATGGTCATCGTCATCGTAGTGAACTGATACCGCCAAATAGCCGTGTTCTGCGTAGTCTCCGTGAAGTTATCGAAGAATATCGGAGTGTCAATAGCTACTTCCATTCTCCCGTCATCCGTTACTTGTGGTGAGTCAAGGTAGGGAACGCCAGTCATTTGACCTGCATCATTCTCGCAGAACATCCGCACAGCCCCTACTGAGGATGGTTTTGGTGTTACGCCACCTAATCTTTGATTAACTTGTGGTAATGTATTATACGCAAATCCATCTGAATCAACCTTGGCTGCAACGCCTGTTGATGGGTCTACTATTGTAGTTGCTAATGCCATAATGTCTCCTAGTCTGCCCAGACCCAACGCACGGTAAAGTTACCTTGCATCTGATCCAAACACGTTCCATAAATTGTAAATCCAGTTCCTGCCGTTGGCGTGCCACAAGTAAGACCAATCAGTGCAGCCGCATAACGATGGTCTGATGCTGTATGATCTGTAGACGTGTCATCACCCATCATGTACGCTTCTGCTTTACTCGTCGCACTGATCCCCGTCTGACCTGTAACGGCAACAGATACTTCATTAACTCCCGGGAAGGAACCGAAGTCTATAGTTGCTGTACCTTGTCCAATAGCCATATATTATTCCTTAAGCAAGGTTAATAAGAGCAGTACCACCAGCATTAGTAGGCATAGTTAATGTAAACGTTCCTGCTGTAATGGACTGTGAGCTAAATGTATGAACACTAATAGCCTTATTAGTTTTAGCTGTATTATACACTAAAGCTGCACTGAATCCTGTGGCACTAAAGCTTGTCCAAGATACTGTAGATGCGGATGTGGGTCCCGCATATGCAATAGTACCTGTAGCTCCCGGAGTTGCAAAAGTGATTGTAGCTCCTCCTGCTACATAAGTACCAGAGTTAGCAACTTCAGAAGTTGCGCTATATGCAGCAGTAGCTGCACTAAGTGTAGCTGCATCTAAATAGAGTGCGATTTTTAGTGCATCAGTACCTAGTACATGTGTACCAGTTAATAGTTCCGTTTTGAAAGATGTGCAAAGTGCTTGTGTGCTAGCCATAACTTACTCCTTAATTGAATTCTGCAGCAAGTACCGTACCGGTATTGCCTTCTTTTAAATGTACATGAACAGATCTATGAACTAGCTGCCCCTCATACCAATATTCAACCCATTCTGTAGAGTCTGTATCAGTATCATTTATTCCAGTTCTTTTTTCTAAAACTGAATCATCCATCTCTCCATGGATTGTTGTTATATTCATCTAGTAACCTCTTTAATTAGTGTAATAGTGCCAGTAAGTACTTGCGTTACTGTACCTGTTGATGTTTGTACCATTTCTAAACTATATACAGCCGTACTAAATGTATAGGCTGCTGTTATAATAGCAGGTACTAAAATAATTATAGACTTTGTTATATTGTCAATAATTATTTTACCCTCTGATGTATATTCATCTATAGTAGTTGTGGAATCAATTTTTGCTCTTAACTGCATTCTAGCAGTATAACCAGTTAAATCTATAGGAGCATAGTATTCTAGAATCCCTCCTGTACCATAGGGTGTAAATGCAAGGGAGTTTATATCGTTGAAGGTTAAGGTGTCAGAAGTAAGTGTTGTTACTACATTATAATTTTCTGTAGAGTTTATCTCTTTCATTCCACCAACGTTCGTAATTTTAGTACGCCATCCGGTTGTTAAACCGTGTCCTACAGAAGTTACGACTATTGGTGCACTTTGGGAGATTGCTGTAATAGGTTTATATACTTTAGTATCTGATTCCCAACGTAATACCTCATTAAAAGTACTACCTTGATACATCTTCATATTGAGTTTAATTGGAGCAGTACTCATAGGGTATCCTTAAGAAATTTAATATCATTACTGATTTTACACATTATAGCACTATAGATGCAAAAAGTCAAGGATAAAAATTTTTATCCTTGACTTTTGGATTACGGCACTGTTAAATGTATGTCTGGTAGAGCAAACCAATGATCTTCTATAGATGCCATAGGTTGCCATACTATTATTGTTCTAATAATATAGTCTCCGGTAGGGACTCCTCCAGGGGCCTCTAAGATAATAGAACATTCTTTTAATCCCCCGAGGTCAAAATACCTATAAGCTATAGGAAAATCAAAAATTAAGCCAGTTTTAGTATTGATTAACTGCCTCTGTACCATACTATTATTATGGTAATCCTCTATTAGTATTTTTATGTTATACTCTATTTCTAGAGCACTATGGATTTTTTCTACTCTTACTATATTAGCTTCAACAACTTGGTAAATATCTGGATGGGGTGCGTAGCTTTGATATACAGTAAACAACACTAAAAAGGTAAGAATAGCTACTATAACGCTTGTAAACTTTCTCATGATTTATGTGCCAATATTTTAATATACTCAATTAGAGCATAGCCTATTAAAGTTATACCACCCCAAGTTACTCCAGATACCACCTTCTTTTTAGTTTCCAAAGCTATGGCCTTTTTTTCCGTTTGATCTTCTTTTCTCTCTATATACATCCTACCGTGCCCTGCAAAATCTTTATCCGGTATAGCAGTATGTAGTTGCTCTGTAAGAAGTTCGTGTCTTCTTTTCCCTTCGTCTGAGTGTTCTTTTAACATAGAAGATATTGCTTCTATTTTCTCATCTAAGGCGGCGGATCTATTAATAGATAGTTTTCTACTTGCTTTTACTTCATCAAGTATTTCCTTATATCTAATCATTTCTTCTCTAGAGTGATCTTCGAAGGTATCTTGCCATCTTATCATAGCAGTTGTTAGTTCATCCACCATACTGCTCCTTTATACTTTATTTAGCAGTTATAGGCTGCGTAGTTACTAGTCTAAGAATTAAAACTAGTATAGAGATTATTATACCTACGTACATCTGATTAACTGGAGTAATAGGAAGTAAAAATACATACCCCTGCATTACAGAAATAATAGCAATAAATATAGAAAATAATACCGTTTTACTTTTTAATAATTGTAGAATCATAGTTCTGAATCCGTAACTGTACCTAAGTCCGTTCTAGCTGAGAAGGCCTTATCTAATGTAACTAGTGGATCTTCTCCATGAACTAATTTAGCATTTACACTAATACTACTTAAGCCCCCCATTCCGGGTATTCCATTTGTAGTAGTTTCTAAGGACTCTACTCCGTTAATTAAAGTTACTGCGTGTAACACATATGTACCATATAAATTACCTTGCACATCTCCGGAGAAGTTTTGTAACTTAGCTACTACTGTAAATTTTTTTGACATAATTTATTCCTTAAAGTTTAAGACCTATTTTATAGTTTTTGTAGATTATTACTACTTCAATAGTAAGTATTAATAGGTCTAATATAACATTTACTGTCTCTGAAGCATAATAAGTGCAAGATATTACGATACCTATCCAGGATAAAAAATAAATAACTACATTTATATTTGTTGGATGCTTACCCAATATAGGATTTATTTCATACATGCCCTCATGGTTCTGTATATCTAAAGTTTGCCCCATATCTATTAGAAGGGATATTACTACTAATACGGAAAGAAAAAATAATACCATTATACCTCCTCTATATCTATTTGGGTGGCATAATAGTCTAATATTGGTAGACTAAGGCTTGGTAGTTGAAGCATTTTACCGTATATTTGATGTGCTTGTTCTTTTTCCCAATCTGCTGAGTTATCAGGAAATAAACTAATAAATACTGCCTTAGCACTTCCATTACCTCTAAGCATTTTTGATAGTTGTACTCTTTCCGTATTTATAATATAAGGTAAAGTAAAACTAAGAGTATTATACCTTATACCTCTATTAGATATTAGATCTCCTGACTCTGTTCTTTCACTAACAGTAGTATCCTTGAAAGTAGCGGACATACCATATGTTGTATTATACGTAGGAGACCAGTAAGGCCCTATTATAAGCCTAGAGGCTTCTAAATACCCTACTACGTTACTAGTATCTGTTATAACTATTCTAACACTTAATCCCGATGGTTGGGAAGGTATCCATAGTCTTGCGTACGTTCCTCCTCCAAAAGCATATGTATTAACTCCGCTAGCTGTGGTAGCCCAGTCCCATAAACTTAAAGATTGATAAGGAGAACATAGAGTAGGTCCTGCTACAGTACTGGTTCCTGTAAAGTTATTTGCAGAAAATACTGTAACTGTTAAAGTAGCAGTAGCACTTAAGTTACAAAAAGGTAATATAACTGCTCCTACTGTAGTAGCTGATGTAAATACTGCTGTAAGAGTAGCAGTAGTAGTAGCTGCTGTAGATCTCCATACTTTACCCTTGGCATCTAGGGTAAGATTTGTTACAGGAGTAGTTATGCTATTTAATACACTACTTGCAGTAAGTGCAGTGGAAGGCAGATCTACTGCATTTTGATATATTATTCTTAAATTATTTGCACCCATATAAGATCCTCTGCCTAAATTATACTACTAATTATACCTACTATGCTACCAAATGTCAAGGATAAAATTTTTTATACTATTGGCATGCTACCTTCTGGAGCTATAAATACTGGTAGTAATGAAATTATCTCGGATTCTGTAGGTATTGATTTAGTTCCAGCGGATACGTCCGATAAGTAAGAGTAGCAAAAAGTCCATACAGCATCTCTCCATAAGACAAATGCCTGAGACTCCGCGGAGAATATTAGATTAGAGGAGTTAGTATACGTACAAGCAGAAATAATATTATTGTACCCATACTGTATAGCAGTATTATTTAGATACCTTTGTACTGCTAAGGATAGTTGTTTCTCTATTTCTTTTGGTGTAAGGGATATACTAGTTACTAAAGCCTGTATATCTTCCTCATTAGAAGCTATGGGAGGAGAGGATGCTTCTATAGCATTATTAATATAGTTTTCCAGTAATCTATCTAGGGTTGCACCTGTAATATATTTTCCCTCTACTATAGGTACTGGAAAATTAATAGTAACTTGTTTAATACCATTATGAAAGTTTAAAGCTATTTGACCATTACTAAATCCTACTATTGTATACATCTTAATTCCTTATCTGTCATTATGCTATATCCCCAAAAGGTTACTGCATCTATATGGGGTTCCAAATACTTATTTATCTTAGGTATAATACCTGGTATACTATTTATTAGACTATTAAGTTTAATAAATGAAGTATCTTCAATTTTATCATACTTAGTGCCTTTTATAAATAGTTCTTTGGATATATCTAAAGTCTCTATTTCAGGCATCCACTTTAGAATACCTTCTATATGTGCGGAAGGCTTTTTACAAAATTCTTCATATGTCATTATATATGGAGAATTTATTATATCTAAATTACTTTGTTGTATCTCTAAAACTCTTCCTACATGATAGCATATCTGATCTAACTGTTTAATAGGATCCATTAAATATGTAGATTTACGCATAATTGATTCTATGTATGTATAGGGATTTCTTACAGAAACTATCCATCTAAGATTTTCAAAGTACTTTTGTATTTGAGTAATACGAAATATGTCTGCTGGAGTTTTTTGAATTTTAATCTTGGGGGAGTCCCCCCACTTTTTATCCCAGGATTGTTTAATAAGGGGCCAATTATAATTAGTAGGGTCAGAATATATATGTTCCATATTAGCTTCTATGGAGTGGGGACCTGCTAGATTATTATATCCTATTTTTACTAGTACGTTTCCTTCTACTATTCCGTTTTTAGTATCTTTAGAGTATTTCAAAGGTTTAATATTTGGACTAGTTTCTAATATATTATGTATAAGAGTAGAACCACAAAAATTAGGTATAGCTAGAAATAAGTACATTAAGAGATTCCTCCGTATACTCGGGTATTTCCTGCCCAAGTCCATGATCCCGATTGTCCATTAATTGTATTAGTATTTCTTTGTATAGCCAATCCATGGCCTCCTTTAGCCCCCCCTACTCCTACTGCACCATCTGAACCACTATATCCAGATGCTCCATGATTACCTCCCTGTCCCCCTGACCCCCCATTTCTATGTCCTATTGACCCCGCCCCCCCATTTTGAGCAAAAGTAATCCCACCATAAATATACCCTAGTCCAGGATCTTTACCTACTCCACCTCCTCCGTCTCCCCCATATGCACTAGTAGTAGTAGGTGTACCTCCGCCGCCTCCCCCTCCGCCACCCCCACCAGAGTATATATATCCATTAGTATTATCTATATTAACGGCGAATTGAAGATTTATAGAGGGTCCACCAGAGTATCCACTTTCTCCCCACCAGCCCACACTTCCACCAGTACCTCCCCTTCCTCCCTTACCTATAATATACCCATTATTAATAATATTTATTATATCCCCAGAAACCCATCCTGTACCAGTATCTAAGGTATAGGTAGATGTAGAGGTAGATCCTAGAATTGCTCCTGAAGATACAGTAAGATTTACAGTAGTATGCCCTGCAACGTAGCTACCTCCTATAGCTGTTTTAATATTAATATTCTTATTCGTAGCAGTATTATTATTAGCACTAGTATATGTTAAGGTTAGAGTAGTTTGAGATACTGCAGATTTTCCATGTAATGTATTCATATCAGCAACAGTCCCAGAACCTCCGAATCCTCCAAGAGTTCTGACTGCTGCATCATTAATAGAAATAGTTTGATTATAGGGGCTAGCTTTACCTAATTCTTTATTAACACTTTGAGTTGTAGTATCCCCTGAATTATTCGCAAGGGATATAGCTCCTGAAGCTGGTAAGGTCATTGTTTATCCCCTAATAATAAAGCTTTTAATTCTTCAATCTGCTCTTTTAAAGATACTACTTCTTTAGCTAATTCTACAACAGATACCATAGCAGCATTACCGTAAGCTACGGATAAAATACCTTTATCGTCCTCTATTACCGCATTCGGTAGTATTTTCCTCAAAGATTGCGCAGATACGCCTACTTGAGTAGTTTTTACGTCTATACGGTCAAATATACCTGATTTTAACTTAGAAAGATTAGTAACGAAATTCTCACCCAAATTTCTCCAGTTTTTCTTAAGAGACTCATCGGAATATGCGGTAATATTCCCTGTCATAGTAAGATTACCAGAAGTATCCATCGTACACCTAATAGATCCATTTATAGCAAATTTAAGAGGGTAACCTCCTACTGACATAATTAATGTATCATAGGCAGAAGCTCCACTTTGAAGTTGTGCTGTAGCAGATCCTTCCGCACCTATATATACTTTAGAAGTACTATTACCAAACATAGAATAGCTAAAAGTAGTAATAACAGGGGCAGCTCCTATTAATAAACCACTATTAGGGTTCGATAAGTATATTGGACCTGCAAAAGAGCTATAACCATTTACAGTCAATCCACCAACGCCTATCGTGACAGCATTGGTGGAGGTATTCATTTGCAATGTAAGCGATGGCGTATACCCAAATGTGGCGTTTCCTATTGTATAGATGTTTGAGGCTGTCTCGGCTAATATGAAATTTGTCGCCGTGCCATTATTACAAAGAATATTTCCTGAGGCTGCCCCTACTCTCCCCATCGTAGATATATAGTTACCTGAGGATACAGAAAACGAACTTACACTCGTAGCCCCCAACGTAGCAGCTTGACCGCCTGTTATCGCACCGCTGAATACGGTTGCTCCCAATGAATTACTAGCTGCGGTGGAGGTAATCCCATTCGTAGCACTGATAGCACCTGTTACGGCGAGGCCAGTGGAGGTTGCATTTAGAATTAACGCATTGTTTATGTAACCGGATATGGATTTTGTAGTATCGTTACCAATTAAGTAAGTTGTTGTACCCCACGTAATTCCTGCATTCACTGTTGATAGCTGTATCCCACCAGTAGCACCGATAGAGCCTGTTACTGTAACTCCCGTTGCAATAGCTTGTAATTTATTACTACCATTAATCTGTAGTCCTACATAACCTCCTGCAGGAGAGTTTAGTTGAAGATTATCGCCGTTAGTTGCTAATAAATAGTTATTATTACTAGGAGTATAAAGCGGATTTTTACTATATAAGGCAAAATATGCTCCTCCGGTATAGGTTTGTAGAGTTACTCCCGAAGGTCCAAAGCCAATAGATTGAGTACCTGTAAATATATTAGACCCTAAACTAGCTGCGGCGCTCCACATAGTTCCATTATACCAATTAAAGGTACACCCTGCAGAGTAGTCTATATAAATTGATCCTGGCATAACATTTGTGCTTGGAGCACTACTTTGTGGTTCAATACGTAAAGGTACTCCCGTACCTGCTATAAGGTATGCTCCAGTTCCGGATACAGTTTGTCCCAGTACTCCTATTTGTTCCCCTATTCCACTTACTCCTGTAGAATTACTACTATACCCCCGTACACCAAAACCATCGTCAGATACTCCATATACTCCACTACCTAGTAGGGATCTTCCCTCTATACCGTCTCCATATGTGGCTACTGCTTTTAATGGTTGATTAGTTTCTAAAAAATTGCCCATATAATCACAAGGTACTAATATTGTACCCGCTATTAAATTTATAGGATAATAAGTCCCTGATACTATATAACATCCTGTAAACCCTCCTGTAGTTATACCAGTATACCTTACTACGGCTCTAGGAGTAGTAAGGACTTTATCAAATACTAAAAAATACCCAGGGGGGTTCTGTACAAAATTAGAGGTTATCCCCAACATAGTAGTTATAGGTACAGTTGCAGATCCAGTCATGTAGGGTATTGTAACATTTATATCTGCGAATACGTAAGGATACTCAGCACCAAAATATCCTATAATATTATCAGGTATTCCAGTCCATGGGTCTACTATAGCACTTAACCCAATACTACCCATTCTTTGAGGTATTCCATTACCATTATCAGCGTATATTCTAAGTTCTTTAGTTGGAGTACTTCCTGAAATCTCGTTTATAGTAATTCTATTACCCGAAACCGCTGTTTCAAATGTACCTGCTGTAATCTTTCCTGAAGTAATAGTACCCAGATCCGCAGCAATTGCAGAAAGACTACCAACTTTTAAACTGCTTAAGTAAGGATTTCCCCAGACTATATTCCCTACTGAAGTATAAAGTCCATCACTTTGCCACATGTATTGTCCAACAGCGATAGTAGCAAAACTATTGGCTTGCCAAGAGGATACTACATTGCCTCCAGATATCACAGTAGGTTGTACATCCCCAGTTCCACTAGCTACTGTAGGAGCTGTACTTGTATTAGTAAGGGAGTAGGATCTTCTAGCTGCGGTACCGTTAGTACCGTTAGTACCGTTAGTACCGTTAGTACCGTTAGTACCGTTAGTACCTGCACTACCTATAGAATATGGAACAGTACTATTCCAGGTAGCAGTTGAAGTAGCCGTAGTTAATGCATCCGATACATTAACTGATATAGCCCATAAAGTATATCCAACTGTAGGGGCTCCTGGGGTTAATGCCCATGAGTTTGCAGTACTTGCTAGGGTATATGTTCCAGTAGCCCATGTATATGTACTAGTACCTGCTGGATACGTTGAAGGTGCTGAAGCAGCCCATTGAAATAGTGTTAATACTCCTACTCTTTGACCGTTACTGCCTGTATTTCCTGTAGCACCTACTTGAGCAAATATAGTAGATGCTCCCCAAGCACTAGCTGTACCTGTTGTACCTCCTGCAGCACTACTAATAGTAACCATACTCATGTATACGGGTACACCTAATGTAGCTGTAGGAGCTGTCTGGCTCCAACCAGTTATAACAGAAGTTACAGCCCCTGTAGTAAAGTTAAATGCTGGAGCTGCTGGAGGTATAGTAGAGGTAGTATTGCTATATATATGAACTACTGCTGTAGATACTCCACTAGTTCCATTAGTTCCATTACTGCCTGCTATTGCCTCTGTAATAACATTAGCCCAAGTAGTGGCTGTAATAGTAGAACCTGGTGCTCCTGAAAATACAAAATCACAAGCCCAAGTAGGTGTAGTAGTAGTAGCTGGTTGGAGTACAAACCACCCAGAAGGGGGTGTTAGTACTCCGGTAGTAAAGTTATATGTACCTCCTGTAGGGGCTATAGGAGCTCCTGCCTGTTGTAAATATACAGTAGCCGCATATGTTGAGGTACCATTAGTACCTGCAGTACCTGTAGCACCTACTTGAGCAAATACAGTAGATGCTCCCCAAGCACTAGCTGTACCTGTTGTACCTCCTGCAGCACTACTAATAGTAACCATACTCATGTATACGGGTACACCTAATGTAGCTGTAGGAGCTGTCTGGCTCCAACCAGTTATAACAGAAGTTACAGCCCCTGTAGTAAAGTTAAATGCTGGAGCTGCTGGAGGTATAGTAGAGGTAGTATTGCTATATATATGAACTACTGCTGTAGATACTCCATTAGTACCTGCAGTACCTGTAGCACCTATTTTAGTTGCTGCAACAGGAACTATTTCAGTAAATGTTTGACCTGCATAGGTTGCACTAAATGTGATAGTATCTACAGAGGCTGCAGTATAGGATCCCGCCATAGTAGGGGTAAAAGTTAAACTAGCACTACCAGTTCCAGTTAAATTTCCTGAAGTTGTCCAAGTAACCGATGTCATGCTGCCCACAGCAACTGCTGTGCCATTTTCATAAAGTGCGGCAGTATACGCAGTCTGTGCTGGTACTGGATTAGCTCCAGTAGCATCATACGTGGGAGTACGATTACCTCCTGTTACAGCTACATAATAAAATTTACCGTTAGTACCTGCAGTACCAAACATTGAAAATACTTGATTACTAGACCAAGAAGATATAGCAGTAGTACCTCCCGGCGTTCCTATAAAGGTAGCTGTATTTACATAGCAGGGGGCAGTTAGGGTAGGAGTAGTAGGAGTAGTACTCCATCCTGCATTAAATGCGGGAGATATAAATCCCGTAGCAAAAGTATACGTGGGAGTAGTAGTAGTAGGAGCTGTAGTAGGAGTAGGGGTAGTAGTACTATAATAATATACAGGTACTACTGCTGTAGCTACTCCACTAGTACCTGCTGTACCGTCACTCCCTTGTATGGAGTAAGATATAGGATAGTCATATGAGCTAGTATCTAATCCGGTCTCTACTACTGTACACCTATATATAATATCTGTATTTTGGGAAATTAAAGATAGATACACCTCATTACTAATAATAGCTCTATTATTAGTAAACCCATCAGTAGAGGATAGGTATGTTGAGGATACTGTAGTAAGTATACTTGGATTAATTGTTGTATAATACTGCCAAGTAATTGTTGCTGCTGTACTATATAATACAGGAGTTGCAGTTAAAACAATAGAAGCAGGTACTGTTCCAGCATTATTTTTTAAAGTAAGAAAACTAGATCCTGTACCTATTACAGTAACAGAAGATCCTGTACTTCTTATAGCACCGGATATTACTAAGTCTCTTGTATTTATTGTATTTGCCATTAAATTATTACCTCTATATCTATTGTGGATCTTATCCAGTCTGGGGATAAGGATATTACTTGTCCTACTTGTCCGTTACCTGAGTTATATAGATTAAATCTATTATGTACTAAAGTAACTTGCTGCCCTAACTTAAGAGTTAGTAATTTTGCTATTCCAGTAAATTTATAAACGGTTTTAGGGATTTTAAAATAATCTCTAAGTCTTATGGCTTCAGCGATAGCATCTTCTGTAGTTATTAACATTGTCTGCTTTTCAACTGGAGCTAGGTCTAATTTATAACGGGACTGTATTGTAGCATCTGATTGTGTTGTAGTAAAGAACTCTAGCGCATAACTATCTTTATGTGCTGCAGGAATATCAGTAACTAGATTAGACTGTACTGTCCAGTTTTTACAGTATGCTAAGGTAGAGGCTGCTTTAACTGGTGGCCTATTAGATATACTTAAACTATGTAGTATAATGTCGTTATCTGTAATAGTTACAGGAGTATCTAGTGTAGGTACTCCTAGTTGTAGTATTTGTAACTTCCCAGTTCTAGTCATATACAGCTGTGCCCCTATACTACCTGCAATATCTTGACATATATTTAATATATTAGTTCTATCTGATACATAGTATCCGATTTTTTGGGGATTTAAAGCTTTAAATATAGATAGATTAGTATAGTCTAAGTCAGTTGCTAATAGCCTATTATTAGTATTACCGTACTGAGTAGATATAACCCCTATCAAGTTAGCAATATTATTATCAAATAAAGAAGATATACTTACTACTCCTCTATTTCCTAAATCTAGGGATTGTTTAACTCCTTGTACTGACGCAGTAATTTGTGCTACAGTGGCTCCAGAAGTAAGTGTTATTTTACCTGTAGAATTATTTGCTGTATAGGATATGGGTACTCCACTATCTCTAACTTCAATAACTCTTTCCATTGTACCATTATTTATATAATATTCTCTATTAGGGGGATCTATAAGCGTAGGAGATATATTAAATACTTCCCCAAATACAATAGGTTTTATAATATCTTTATTAGTCTGTCCTCCAGACCAGGTACCATATACCCCTAGTTTATCTTCTGTAAGAGGGGTATTTAATCTTTGTAGTTTATCCACTAAATTTATACTTAATAACTCTCTACTTTTAGAGTCTATACTACTCACTACTCCATTAAATATCATTAAAAAGTCGTTCTCTAGTTGCACTTGAGAAGGTGTTAGGGTAAATGGGTCTCCTAAAAATATCTGTATACTTTGATTATTCCATATATACTTATTACTGTCTAACCAAGTATCATACTCTCCATTTAAGTTTTTAATTTGTAATGATCCATAGGATAAACTAGTAGTTCCCTCTATAGATATACTTTCTGTAAATTGTATACCTTGAGTTAATACTGCATCATAGGTAACAACCCCATCCTGTGTTGTATAACTTGTATTAGATAGATAGAAAGTATTTATAGAAGAACTTACCCAAGAATTAGCAGAGTATAAAGTATTAACTTTTACGAATATACCCTTAATAGAGGAAGGTCTTTCTACCCAACTTTGTAAATTTAAGATATTGGGAGAAATAATGTCTCCTGGCCAAGTATACACATTATTACCTCCTATATAAATAGTAGTAGGAGGTATAAGAGTACCTACTCTAGTGCTTGATAAGCTACCTCCCGGTAAATTAATAGTTATATTTGCCATTTACTTCCCCATATTTAAGAGTAATTACATAAACCCAGAAGGGTTTATGCAACTTTTAATGCTGAGCGATTTGCCCATTGTGTGTCTACTGCTACTTCTTGTGTTGCATTAACTATTCTGGCCGCACTATCATTACTACTAGTAAAGACTGTCTGTATTAGATGCCCTGTTTGTACTTGTTGTTCTTGTCTAAGAGAAGCTACTTCTTCACGTAGTGAACGAATTTCTGCAATTAGCTCACTATTATCTTGTTTAAACATAGCTCTAGTTTGGTCATGAGAGAATATATTAGAAGGTCCGGTTACTTCTAGTTCTGGTCCTTTCTCTCCTACAATTCTCGCACCGCCAGTATGGCGGCCGCCTTGCGCGAAGTACGGAACATATTGAGTATCTGATGCAAAATCTGCAAAACTTTGATACCCTTCACCATCGGCATTTTGATAATTATCATATCTAATACCTACACCTAACCATGCATTTTCCATATCAGCTAAGTGGCCCCCTCTAGGAAGTAAGTACTTATACGCTGCCTGCATATCATTATTATTAGCGAATTGATCTAGTATTCCTGCCTGCCATTGAATATCTCCAGCATTTGTATTTAGTATACTTGCTGATGCAGCAGCCTGAGTAGCTTGAGCTGTTAGGGTTGCTGCAGTTACTTGTGCAGTAGTATTAGCATCATTAGCAGCGGATACCTGCTGTTGAGTTAAACTAGAAGTACTTGTAAGTTTAGACGGCACTAAGGAGTCTGATATAGGCATTATAGTCTTTTTATTTGAACTATTCATAGAGGACATAGACCCTGCATCTACTGAAGCTTGTCTTGCTGCTTCTGTGACTAAGGCCATATCTAATAGTTGTTGTAATAAAGAAGCTGTTGTATCAGTATTATCTTGTATTAATCCAAGTGCTGTAACACTTTCTGTCATAGCACTTAATTGGAGGTCTGCAATAGTAGCTTGTTCCCCTAATACTGTTCCTGTATTTCCTAAAGCATCTAAAACACTTTGATAGTCTACCGTATAAGCATCTGAGCTAGCATATAAGACTTGGGAGTTAGTTAATAAGTCGTTAGCTGCTTGAGAAATTTTTCCTATAGCATCATTCTTTGCTTGAGTTTCCTCTGCTGTAGCAGTTAAAGGATTAAGTATTTGCTGCGCTGCTGTTTTAATATTTAAAAAGTCTACTTTAGAATTATCATATTTTTGTTTAGCTGTTAGAGTACTTAAAGTTCCTTGTTGTAGTGACTTTCTTAAATCTGACAAAGTTATTACTGCTGCTTTAAGACTAGTAATTGTAGTACTTAAAGTAGCACTTTCTTTATCATAGGCAGTTTTAAGTTTGGTTTTAACTGTTGCCTCATCTTCTAAAGCATTAAGGTATACTTGCATAGGCCTTAAAGAAGCATCCATAACATCTAGAGTTGCTTGTCTAGTAAGTAGTAGTGCTTGTTCTGTCTTACCAAGTGCTGTATAAATTTTAACTTCTAAGTCGTTTTTTGCTTTTAATGAGGCAGTAGATTTTTGTAATTCATATGTTTCATTTATTAGAGCTATATTATTATTAATTATAGCTGCAGTTGCTGCTCCTGTACTATTAGCTGAAGTATCTACTATTGCTGCTAATAGGGCTTGCTGTGCTGCTATATCATTATTTCTTTGGATTTCTGCGTCAGTAGTATTTCCTTTTAGTACATTTAACTTATTATTTAGAGTTATACTATCTTTGGTACTTTGCATTAAAGATTTATATGTTGCATTTAAGTTATACTGTGCTAAAGCTGCGGCTCCGGCGGAGGTAGCTACATCTGTATTAGCTAAGTCTAATTTTCTTTGTAGGTCCACAGCCCCCCATAAGTTTCCCTGTGCTGTAAACATTTGCACCTGTAAATCAAGAAAACTTTTTTGTAGAGCATTTAGACTTAGTGCTGCTGCACCTACTATCTGATGAACTGCATCAAAGGCAGGAGCTATTTTCAGTAATGAAGCATATAAATTAATACTATTTGAATTAGTACTATCTAGCTCAGAAGCTACTGTTTGCATTAGCGTTTTAAACTCTTCTCTAGTAGTTGGAATAGTATGGTTAGCTAATGCAAGTTGTGCTCCTAATCCTCCTATAGTATCTGCAGTTGCTGCGGTAGTATCTTTAAACTCTGTAGATAAGGAGTCAGCTAATATTTTTACGGATTCATCTGCGGAAATAAATTTTGAAGTAACAAAATCCATTTGGGTATTATATGCGTCTACACCTCCTGTCGCGGCATACAGTTTATCTGTTAATAATGCCATTTCCTGAGTATAATATGCTAAACTATCTCCATTAAAAGCATTAGTCATAATATCTACTTGGGCCTGTAATGATTTTAACGCAGGAGTCGCTTTTTCTAAACTATCTATAGTACTTTGAGCCGCTGCAACTACTTGTGCATCTGTATATAGTTGCATTACAGGAAGACCTCCCCCCCCTGGTGTATTATACTTAGCAGTATCGCTTGTTTGATTGGCCTTTGCAGTACTTAATGCAAATATTGCTCTTGTATAGTCCGTAGCCTTTGGTTGTTTATTAAAAAGATCTACTGCACTAGTTAACTTAGTATAAATTATTTGCATCTGTGCAGGCATTGGGGCGGGTGTTTGCATATCTTTAATATATTGTGGGGACCATATTCCTTTAATAGTTTCTATTATATTATGCACTACTACTTGCTGATATGCCTTATTTGAAGATATAATTTCTGAATTTGTTTTAGCGGCTCTATGTACGGGATCCGTGTATATAGTCCCTATTAGTTTAAGAGACATACCAACATTTTGTATTTGTTTAGCTATCCTAGCAAATGTTTGTCCTGCAGATTCTCCTGCTTGTATAAATAAATCAATATTAGGCATAGCAGTTCGGGCAAAAGAATCAAATACATTACTAAAGGTTGTATTTAATTTCTTTAATTGTTCATCGGGGGTTAGCCCATTTAAAGCTATTGCAAGATCTATAGGTACTGCTTGTATTTTAGCCATAGCTTGATCAATAGTTTGTTGACTAATGCTGCCCTCCATTTGCTTTAGGCCTTCCTTAATTGTATTAGATATTCCGGTTATAATCTTTCCTACCTTTGCAGATGCTTCCTCCATACCTGCTGTAGAAGTTTGTACCCAACTACTATAACTATCTGAGGCAAACCATCCTCCACTAGTTTTCTGGGTTATATTAGCATAGGAAATTACTGCACCATTAAAAGTTCCTACAGCATCTATAAACCCTTTTATTTGTATGCCTGTTTGAGTAATAGAGGTAGTTGTACTCCCTCCAAATATACTTCCTATAATATTCCCTAATATAGGAGCAATAGTTCCAAAAGCTTTAGTTAATCCCGATACTGTTTTACTCTCTATACCTGCCCAAGGAGAGTCTAGGGCACTAGGATCGTTTATTCCTGCTATTTTATAAATAGCTGTAGATAACCCAGACATGTCACCAGCAATACTTTGCATACTAGCTAACATCTTTTTATTATAGTCTAATAAAGGATTTGAGTTTTTAGCAAGTAAGTCAATACCTTGTGTTATTGAGTCGGAGGATTTGGTTTTATCTCCAAGTACTCCACCTCCTTGTGCTGCCCCTAAATTTTCAGGTATTGCAGGAGCACCCCCTCCCCCACCACCGCTATGTCCTAAAGTTGCTAATAGGGCCATCATTGCTGCTACCCCTATAAATCCTGCCCACCCTGACTCCGCAAAAAAAGCAGCAGCTCCAGTAATTATATTAGAGGCTGTTTTTAGTCCATTTTGTACTAAAGTTACTCCTGTACTAAACATCTTTGCAGCATTTTCTTTTAGGTATATTCCCATGGTTACTAAGTGAACGGCCATTTCTATTTTAGATATGGCTTGGTATGCAGATGATTTTTCACTAAATAACTTTTTAGTCGACGATAAGTTACCCATGGTAAGCTCATCGGTTTGTTTAGCGTAGTTTTTATCTAATGCAGCTCTTTCTGCAGTTTCTGTAGCATACTTATTCTTTTGATCTTCATATCCTGCATCTAATTTAGCTTGTTTAGCTGTATTATTTGCCCAATCACTAGATACTGTGCTTATAGTAGTACCTAAAGTACTAAATAAAGAAGTAAGACTGGTTATAATACCTTGCTGCTCTTTTAGTTTATCATTTACATTTGCCTGAGCTACTGCTATATCCGCAGTACTTTTTACCGAAGCTCTTTGGGCCTCTGAATTTGCTATTATTTTACTAGTTTGATCCTCATATGCCTTACTTACCTCGGCGATTTGAGCAGATCTACCAACACCGATAGAGGATATTTTTGATTCTAAAGTACTGCTAGCAGAGGCTTTTTCAGATCTAGTAGCTTTAGGATTATTAGATACTCTGTTAAACTCTAGCTGCGCTTCTATTTTAGCATCTGCAATAGCCATTTCTATTTTACCTAGTGCTATTGCTTTATCACTTGCTACTTTATTAAGATCTAGTACTTCTTTACTATTAATTCTTTCTGTTTCTAATTTTAATTTACTTTGAGCGTATAGTTGTTGATTAAGGGTATATAATGAATTAGCGGTTTCTAGTTCAGTTAAGCCTATGGATATTTTACTTTGGCGCTGCTCCTCTAAGGCTTGTAGGTGTGCATTATCTAAGGCGACTATTCTTGTACTTTCTGCAAATTTATTTTTATTATACTCAGCCTCTGAGGCATGAACTGCTTCTGTAGATGAGTTTAATTGTAATAATAAAGCATTATGTTTATCTGTTATATCTGCATTTTGTTGTGCTAACACACCTTCCTCTATTATTCCCTTCTTAGTATGGTCAGAAATAATTTTAGTAGACTTATCAATTTGATTTTGTAAATCTCTTTGCTTATCTTTAATAAGCAGTTCTTCACGGCTATTAACTAGGGATACTGCTTCAACTTCTAAAACAGTATTATAGGATCCTAAAGAACTCCTTAAGGTAGTATTACTTGCTAGTCTATTATCTAATATACTTTTTTCAAACGTACTAACTTTTTGTAATTGAGTATTAGTTGCTGTGAGTATCCCAATAGCTCCATCTTCTATGATATTTGTTTTTTGAGCTCCTAAGCCTACTTTTTGTTGCGAGGCCCCAATTCCTTGCTTAAGCAAACTTAATGCAGGGGTTAAAACAACATCACCTTTATACTTATCAGAAATTTTCTGTAGTTCTGTTGGACTATTAAAAGCTTTAGTTACTTCTTCTAATATTTTTTGACTTCTTTGACTTATCTCTATAGTAGAGTTATTGGAGGCTATTGCGACTCTTGCTGCTGCTACTGCGGCAGGGGAGGAAGCTCCATCTTTAATTATTGCTTCTTGTTTACTACTATTTATGCCTGCATCAGTTATCGTTTTAGATATTGCAGCTTCTTCCATATTTTTAGATAAACTTAATGTAGCATCTATTAATCTAATTTGAGTATTTATACCTTCTACTTCTAACTTAGTCATAGCTGCTACTGCTTCTGGAGTAGTTACTCCTCCTTTAAAAGCATTTTTTGCTATTGCTATACCTGCTGCTTCCCCTGCTTCTATTAATTTTTTAGTTAAGTTTTTAACTCCTTGATCGAACATATCTCCTGAAACAAGTGCCCCTATACCTTTAGTCATTTTTTCAAGTTCAGGAGCAAGCTTATTAGCTGTATCTCTAGCTTCTTGTGCTTGTTTTTGTAGGGTAACTATCTCATACTTAGTAGCTGTAGAGGCCATACTTCCTGACTTCTGCTTTAAGTCTTGTGCTTTTTTCTCGTAGTTAGACGCTTCAGATGTTGCTTTAGAGTATGCTTCTTGAAGGCTGTTTATTACAGAAGATTGTTCCTCAAACTGTTTTCTAACACTAGGGGACATCATTTGTATCATATTTAAATCTTCTGTGGCTTTTGAAAGTGCTTCTACTCCCTGAATAGGGTTATGTAGGGCTTTAGCAAGAGCATTTGCTGAATCTATTTGATCAGATGCAAATTTTCCTGCTGTATCTGAAGGTAATAAACTTGTAGTCATAGCTTTAAAACTTTTACCTGCATTATCCAAGCTAGTAGTAAATGTAGTAGTATTAGAAGTAGCATTATTTATATTATTGCTTAATGCTTTTTCTGCAGCAGCTATTTTCTCTACCGCGGCTATTCTCTCTGGTTTAGTTAGTCTATTTAAAGCCTCTTCTGCAGTTTTTAAGTTAAGAGTCTCTTCAGGTTTTAATTGTAGTATATCAGATAAAGTACCCCTAAACTTACTTTTAGATACCTCATCTGTAGCTAAATTTAATGATTGTTCAATATTTTTAGGTAAGTTCTCTATTAAAGTACTAGAAAGGTCTCCGTACAATTTTATACTATCTAGTCCTCTACTCCATATTCCTGAATTTCTATCCGCTTCATTATATGCTTCTGCTGTTTTAATAAGGCTATCTGCTAGTCCTGCTACGGCATTGCTTCTTGCTTTCATACTTTCTTCATTTAGAAAGTCCTTAGTGTTCTTTTTATTTAAATTATCAATAGTACTAGAGGCTGTATCTACTGCTGTACTCATAGATTCTACTTCTGATTTAAATTTCTCTACTTGTTTTGCATTACTATTAAAAGCACTATTAAGCATATCAAATACCATTACTACCATACCTATAACTGCAAATACGTTCATTAAACTCATTGCTATGGTAGTTATTGATACTGCTAATATTCTTGCTGTTCCTGACGTTAAAGTCGCGATTGCTCTCCATACTATTAATCTATTTGTACTTTTCTCTACTACTTTACCATTTTCATCGAATGAAGCATTTGTACCATTTAAAGTATCTGACCACAGTTTTTTCAGTGCAGCTCCTGGACCCATTTCTTGAGTATTTTGTCCTACATTAGCAAGTACAGCAGCGGATTCGGCTTTCTGTGCAGCGGACTTAGCATTTCTATTATGAGCTGCTTCTAAACTAGCGAAGTTACCTGGTCTACCTATTGCTTCGGCTGTTTTTGCAGCTTCTATGGATAGTTTTTCTTGCTCTACTATAGTAGCCTGTAGTTCCATCCTGGCTATTTTTATTAAATCTATATCTTTTTCTCTTGCGGCTATTGTTTGTTGTACTATTATTTTTTGGCTTTCTGATAGAGCATTATTATCCATCAGTATATTGGCCTGTTTTAACTGACTTTCGTTAAGTTTTTGTTGTCTTTCGAAAGATTTATCATCGGAAGTACTAGGAGTATAAGCCTCAGACATTATTTTACTAAGTAATCTTGAATTTTCTGGTAATGCTTTAGCTAAGTTAGTTCTGATATTAGCTATTCCTGCGTTAATTTTTGCATTTAGAGGCTCCATTATGGCGTCTCCTGCTTGAGCAGCTGCATTTGCTTTAAATAGCTCATGAGTTTCGGCTAGTTTTTTTGCTGTTACTGCGGCAGCCTCTGCTGATTTAACAAGTCCCACCCTCCACTCTGATAAAGCTGGAATTGCTTTTGATACTAGCATAGTTGCTATTCCTGCCATAACTAAAGCTAAGGTAGTAGGACTTTCAGCTAAATATTTAGCAACAGGGCCTAATACAGTATTTATTAGGTTTAATCCAGACGTAGCTAGATCTGTCATACTAGCCATTAGTTTTGAATATGGATTTACTTCTACATTAATAGCTCCAAATTTAATCTCACCTTGTTTAATAGCTTCATTTGCGAAAGCTTGGCTTTTCTGATACGCTGTAAGAGAGGTTACTGATACCCCTAGTTGTCTAGCGTACGCATTTTGGGCTTGAGTTACACGAACAATAATACCAAGTTCGTCTAATAATTCAGGCTGTGATTTAACTACCCCTAGGGTTAATCTACTTAAGGATTCCGGAAGGTCTCTTCCTAGAGCAGTAGATGCATTTTTAGCTACCTGTGCTAGGCGAAGAAACTGATCTCCGCTTAATTGGCCTGCATTAGCTTGTGCTGTAGCAGTCATAGCGGCCTTCATACTTATAGCCCCCTCTGTTACATCTCTAAGTTGTCTAGCCACGTTAGTTAAGCTTTTTCCACTAGATACAGATAATTGGTCCATTCCTTTAATAAGATTTGCTGTATCAGCTGCTATACTTAAGGCTGTCCATGCAGCACCTACGGCAAATAAATTGGCAGCGAAAGTTGCATAGACGTGTACAAGCCCGCCCAGCCCTTGGGCTTGACGAGCAAAATCTTTAGATGCATCTCCTCCTCCTGCGCCAGTAGTACCCCTATCCATACCCGAAGAAGCAGCGTATTGAGGTATTCCTGCACTAGCCATAGCAGCTCCTGCAGGTCTAGCACCCGCCTGGCTAACCGCTTTAGATGTTCTGGTAGCCTGTTGTTCTGTAGCTAGTAATTGTTCTTTTAACGTTTGTACATCTTTTGTAGTTAGTTTTATTGATCCACCATCTACAAGACTTAGGGTTATTTGTACATCAGCGGCCATATTTATACCTCGCGTAAAGTCTATAGACTTATAAATTTTATATGCCAGTATAACATAACACCAAGCATATGTCAAGGATAAAATATTTAATGCATAGAAAAAGCCTGCTAATTTTATTTAGCAGGCTTTTTATTTTTACTATTGATAATTTCACTTCTATGTCTGTCTAGTGTGGAAATAATAAAGAAGCAACTTTTTGCATCCTCTACGCCCATAATATTAAATACATCATAAATACCTGACATACTTTTACCTAAATAGTTTCCGTTCATACTATCCCAGTTATCCTGGAGCATATTATATACACCTATAGCTTCTTGGACTTCTTCATGTAAATCCTCGTACTCTATAGGTATATTTTCTTTAATAGGGTCCTGATTAAGCATTTCACACATCTCAAAATATTGATTTTTAGTCATTCCTACTTGAGAGTTCTGATAAAATGATTTTATTTGGATTCCGACTTGCTCCCACTGGGACTCTGAAAATTTGATAATTCAGTAACGGTTTCACTAATAAAAGAGTCAAAGTTAGATGACGCCTTCATTAAAAATAGTGCATTTTCACGCGAGTAAGCCAATGTATTATCTGATTTTTGTCCAGATACATCTACAGGGGCTAGAGATTCTAAGTAGGCGAACTTAAGACCAGTCCATCCTTGGATACACCCATCTACATATAGTTGTAGGAATAGGTCATCATTTAGTGTTTCCACAGGCTGACGATTTTTATACTCAATTTTTGTAGCCTTTTTACGAATCTTCATTAGTTCTTCACGAGATAAGAAGCAAAGATTAAGTTTAAACCCTTCAAACCCAGGGTATTCTACTTCTACTGATTTAGTAGGAACTAAAAGACTTTTAAGACTTACGATTTCATCTGACATTTTATTATTATACCTTATTATTGTTAAAAAGAGGGGTGGGCAAGCTTTTTATCCCACCCCTGTGAAACTTATTACTTAAGCAGAGAAGTAACGAATACTAATATCATTAGTATTTGCAATATCGTAGCTAGTTGCTGTAGTGTTAGAAGTACCTTGAGCATTGAATGTAATAGCGGTTGAGATAACGTCTGCTACATCTACGCTTGGAACACCTAACATAACACCAGGCATTTCTAGTTCTAGACGAGTACCATTAGCTCCTCCACCGAGCTCTACTTGTATACGGAACTTAGTTTCAGCAGAAGTTCCTGCTGCGGATAATACGTCCGTTAATAGTGTAGAGGCTTCATTAGTACCTGTTTTTAAATAGGCATTTAAAGTTCCGCTAATTGCTCTAGTTCCAGTAAAGTATCCTATAGGAGTATTTACAACACCCATATTAGTAGGAGTTACATATGTAATATTATTAGCTATAGTAATATTACCCGCAGTAAGCACTAGAGAATATGTTTTATCAGATCCTAAAGTATCTCCTATATTTCCTAGTAAGCTCTTAACCTGTAATGTAGACAACTTATTAGTAATGTAGTTTGCACTAGTTACTTTTCCTTGGGCTGTCCCTGCTAGGTTAGTCGCTCCAAATACTACTGTAGCATTATCTAGTCCCGCATTTGTATCCGAAGATACAGTAGCTATGCTTGCTCCCGCTAGTTGAATAAGCTTAGTACCTTTAGCAGTCCAAGCGGCTGTTGCAATAGCATCTAGACCAAAATCTACCTGTACTTGATCTATAGCACAGTTTTCAATAACATAAGTAGAGTTATCTACTACAAATATAAATGCTATAGCTTGTAGTTGGTTTTTATTAGAAGTTGCAGAAGTTACTTCTGCATAAGAAGTTCCTCCTGTTACAGAAGCATTTTCTACCCAAGCTGCTCGTTCCCATGTAACTGTTACAGGAGAAGCATTTGCTGTACCTGCTGAAACTATAGGAGTGTCTAAATAGTTAAATACAATGCTAGTAGCGGAAGCGCTAACTACTTGTGCGGGTCCGTTCCATCCTATCATATTTGCTGCTACCGAAGCTTGTTTAATATAAACAATATCATTAACTACTGGCAGGCCAGACATTGCTGTGCCTGCTAAAGTTATGGCAGAAGCGGCAGTTGTTGCACGAGTAAATCCTGTAGCTCCGGTAATAGTAGTTGCAGATATTACTGCACCCCCTGCTGTACCGTTAGGATCTGAACACTTACTTACTGCTACGGACCCTAGTAAGGCATTCCAAAGTACTCTTTCTTCCGCTGTAGTATTTCCTAAGGTAAATGCTGTTCCTGCTGTTCCTGAGGGCTTACGTGGACGAATATACGTAGAGAAACTAATATCTACAGGATTAAGAGCTGTATTAAAGGCTCTCTGTCCACGAATAGGAGTGTTCCCTGCTTCTTTGATTTGAATATTAGCAGTACTTGTAGCTTGAGAGAATTTAAATCCGTCAAGTACTTGTAGTTCAAAGGTATTAGTTGTATTAAATCCTGTAGTAAATACTTGTCCTGCGGCGCTACTTGTTCCAGAGCCCGCTGCAGTAATAACAGTTCCCTGCCCTGCTCCAGTACTTAGGTTCGTAGTAACAAATACTCTACTATTTCTTGATAAATTATATGCCATATTGATTCCTTTATATGGTTATGTGTTTTAATATATTATTGACTAGATATTTATCTGTACTTAATAATTAAATCACGTAGTGTTGCACTGTAATATTGATTTCACCAACTCCGTACGGCTCTAACAGCCCTTCATCTGTAATTATTGAAGTGATACTTATTTCCAATAATTGCGCTCCGGGAACGGTTTCATCATATACTAAATTGCGATTTGCATCTAGACATCTCTCTACATCTTCTAAGAGGTTCTCTAATGCTGCTTGTGGGTCTTCTTCTTTTACATAACATTTTATCGATATGCTTAAAAAAGCCCATTTGAATGCTCCTGGTTTATACTCTCTAGTCTCAGACCCTGCTGCTAAGTATACTGCAGGTAGGTCTTGTACTTCATCCCAGAACTTTAGCTTAGGATAAGCATTACCATTAATACTTGTTTTATATTGCCCAGTTCCATCTATTGCTTTTAGTTTCTCTGCAAGGGCCTTTACTATACTTGTTCTAGCGCTCATATTGATACTGCCCTCATTCTGTTTCCTACTAATGTTGCTCCTATCTCTCTTATACTTTTAGAGATTAGTAATTTAGGATTCCGTGTTGTAGGACTTCCTTGTGCAAATCCTGGCTCAAATGTTTGATAAGGGTACTTCATATAGGAATAAAAAGCAGTTATCATACCTTCTTTTGATTGAGATAGCCTTTGTACTGTTACAGAATCTGCAAATCTACCAGACCTATAGTTAAGGATATTTTTACTTGTTCCTTTGCCCATATTCTTAGCTATTTGCTCAGATAGGGCTTGGTTTAGTATTACCTGTAAGGACGCAAGCGAAGTGAAGCGTCCTTGAAGGTTGCGCATCTGCGCTTTCTCTATAGTTGCTTTAAGTTTTCTAACTTTATCTAGGTCATCTTTAATAGCTTTTTGAATAGCGCTTTTATCTATCTTTACTGTATTAGTAGCTACTAATACTTCAGGACTATTAAATTCTAGTTTCTCGCTTTTACCTTTTAGTATACTAACTAGTTCTTTACTAAGAATATCCACAAAACTGGGGGATCCTTTAGTATTAATTAACGTTTTCATGAACTTATCGTCGCGCTCTCTTAAATTCTTTTCTAGGGCAACATAGTTTTCTGGGTCAAAATACCTACGTAACTGATTAGTTATTACTTTAGTATTTTGTCCTGCTATTTGATTGTCTGATTTTAACTGCATTTCTACTAAGTATTTTTTTGAGGTCTTTTTATACTTAGCATATAGTCTATGTTCTGGATTTTTTAAATTAGTGGTAACTTCATCTTGTTTTATTAGCTCTTTTTCAAAAGAACTAAGAGCACTTAATAGTATTTTCTTTGCCTCTTCAGGTACTTGACTTCTTCCTAGATTATTCATAGTTTGTGAGAGCAAGTTAGTAGCTATACCATATACATGTCCTTTTTCAAACTTATCGGAAATCTTACGCCCTTCAATACTTATAATATCTTTAAACCCCTTTTCAAGTATACTAGATATAGTTTTAAAACTAACTCTAGGGAAGTATAAATCATTATTAGGGGATATATCAAAACTTTTCTTTTTTCCCATAAAAGACATCATATTATCTTTTACTTCTTTAATCTGCTCTATAGTAGCTTCTTCCCCGGATAAGTAAGATAGTATATCTGCTATAGTATCCTCTGTTATCATAAAAGAAGTTTTTTTAGCTGCCTGCTCTTCTTCCCGTAAATATGAGGCAGTTTGCACCAATATATTTTTGTCTGATGCTTTAAACCACTTTTTATACGCTTGATTTTGTAAACAAGCACTAAATTCTTCTACACTCATATTAATTCCACGCCGAAGTATATATATCGAACACACGTGCGATATGGGCTGGTAAAGTATTTTTAGTAATATACTCGACTTGAACTGTAGAAGATCCTGCTGTACGTTGGGACTTAACTGCCATATCCGATCTAAGATAGTATCCTAGTAAATCTAGTACTGCTACTTTAAGGTCCGACGGAAGCGGGTCGAAGCCTGCTGTGTAAGTTACTTTATACGCATTAATTTTCTCTGGAAAAATATATGCTTCTGTATTTATTGGCTTTCTACGACTTGAAAACACTGAAATAGGAGCGATTGCTTGTATACTGCTATCTTCATTATCTACTACATATTCTTGAAACTCTGTAAGTACTGTATACGTTAGTCCAAAGTCATTAGAATATTCAACAGAACTAACTGCTATAAGAGGGTACTCACTCATTAATAGTTTATCTTTTCCACCCTTAAATACTTCGATCTTGGGGTCGTCTACATAGTCTACAAAACTTCTAGCGCAGAAGGTTTTTGTAAAATTACTGACGATAGGGATTAGATTTTTTATTTGTACATCTTGTGTGGTACTTGTAATTCCTGCGTATACTTTATACTCTGCTAGAGTAATTAGGTCTATTCCCATTTGTTACTCCTTAATATTCTTTAATAAGAACTCAAATAAGTTCTTATTAAAGAAGGGGGAGGTGCCTCCCCCAACTTTATATTACGACCAACGAAGTGTTGAAACGCCCATACCATTAACGGTAGAAAGTTGAGTCATGCCAGTACGTAGGCTAGCTACTAATACTTTACGTTGAGTTTCAACTAGATCTTGTGTATCAAAACGTAGACCCCGTTGATTTCCTGATAGGAAGTTTCCTGCGGCTAGGCAAATAGCTCCAATGTTAGTAGTGGCTGAACTAGTACCTCCGGCCTTAGATCCAAATGAATCAGATACTAGAACTGGGCTATTACCAACTTGACCAACTTGACCTGTTAGCAAGGTTGCTTGAGGCCCAACTTGATTCATTGTTTGGAAAGTAGTGTCATCTAGCAAATCGTAGTAGACATCTGTAGAAACTACGTAGACTACTTCAGCTGGGTCAAGTCCCCAATAGCCTAGATCTTTACGCATAGCACGTAGATTAGCAATAGTGCATACACCAGTATTTGTTGGTACAACTACTGAAGTTGCATCGTAGATACCAAGACCTTTAACTGGGTCAGCACCACTACCTGCACCAACTAAATACGCTTTATCTACTGCACGAGCAACACGACGAACCATAGCATCACGTACGATTGGTAGAAGAATCAATAGTGTATCTTCCTCTTCTTCGTATGCTAAGTACTCGGCGGTTGCCACTTTGTATGCATTAAGAGTAATTTCTTTAAGTTGATGAGTTTGAGTAGTGCCTGCAGATGCTGTTGTACCGAAGGATGTATTAGCCATCCATGTTGCTACACCCGCTTCTGGATTGACAGGGATAGTCATAACATTAGTATTCATGCTGATTGAACGAATCAATGGAGCAACTACTAAACGACGACGAATTTCAGCTTCCATATTAGTAGAAACTTCAAGTTCCCAAGTAGCAGAAGCCATGTGTGTACCTGCTTTTTGAATTGTAGCAGCACCAAACTTAGTTTGGTCAATGCTTTTATTCATAATCTTAGCAAGCATAACTGACTTTTCACGTTCATCATATGAACAAGTTTCAGCTCCTTTATCTGCAAAAGACATTTTGCTCTTTTGGATAGTTTCAAGTTCTGTTGCTTTTTCTTTTATAGAAGCTTCAAGACCTGCTAAAACATTTTTCGATGCTTCGGTTTGATCAGCAAAACGCTTTTCAATATCAGCAAGCAATCTTTCTGCCCCAGAGTCGGTACTCTTAATCACAGATGCAATTTTACTAGTAAGAGCAGCATCTTCTGCAGCAGCTTTTACTTCTGCTTCTTTTTGTGCTACTTGTTTAGCTAAGATTGCTTCTGTTGCCTTTGTTGCTGCTTCTGTAGCTGCTTTAGCTAACATTTGTTCCAATTCTTTTGGATCCATATTCCATTCCTTTGTGATTGTGTCTAGTTGCTTAGCTTCTGGAAGTTCTAGCCCTTTAGCTGATTCTTCTTTTGTAGCAAACTGACTTTTAAAATTACTATAATCTTCGGCACTATCAAAAGCCTTAGACAAACTAAATGTACTATCTTGATTACAGGGGATTGATACTACCGAGATCTCTAGAAGTTCTAGTTGCTTGATAATAAATAAATCTGTTACTGCATCATACATAGCATCTTTGATTGTGAATCCTACGCTAAATGCTGTAAGTACACCATCTTTTACTAAATTAAATACATCTTCCGCAGCGGCTGAGATTCTTGCTTTAACCCAGAAACCCTGTGCATCAATTCTATGATCAACCATTCTACCTATAGGCTGGTCATCTTCATGATAGGCTAATATAATAGGGTTTTTCAAGTAATTAACTAAAGCATCATTCCATGCTGTCATAGGGATTACATCACCAACTCTATCTACTTGTGTAGTATTTGCATATCCTTCAATATTGATAGAATCAATAGTGTCTGATAGCATTGGTGTTGTATCTTTTGTAAATTGCTGCGTAAGGTATAAAACTTTATCTTTTTTCATAAGACTCCTTACGGTGCGGGATTTTTATCCTTAGGAGGGGCACCACCAACTCCTGGATTAACAGCGGAACCTGCTATATTCGCTGGTACTCTTAAACTATCACTATCAGGCATTGGAGGATAACGTAACTCCGCACGCGCTTCATTTGGGGAGATTATACCCCCGTTAACCAATGATGCGTGGTATGCTGCGATATCTTTTATGTCCGGTTGAAGGGATGATACGTTTGAAGTAACTACCTCTATGTCATATCCAAAGAAGCGTTCTACGGCCGAAGTAAACTTACGAGCTATAGGTAAAACGGTTTCTAAGTAAAATAATCGTAGATTAGGGGATATATTAGCGTTATTACCTCCATCTAAAAGAATTGGGGGTACACCTAGTGCTGTTAGTACTTTTGTGTTATGGGCTGTAATAGAACTATCAAAGTCCATATCTTTAAAATTAGTATCTCCGATGCTTTTTAGTTTTAATCCGCTATCTAGGATCATTGGCTGTCTAGCACCGTTTTTTACGCTGTATTTTTGTTTCCAGTTAGCGATTGTTCTATCTTTTGCTATTTGGCTTAATGTATTATCTGTTTCGATTACTATACCAGCTATAGCTCCGTTGTCAAAAAATTGATCTTGAAACTGCTGCATTTTATATAGGGTTTTAACACTTCTATCAGAAGATACTAATCTACTAGTACCTCTATATACAGAGGTACTACTTAGATCTTTAATATGTATAATTTCTGATGGATTAAATTTAGTAATTCCATGATACGTATACCCAGCTACAAAGGTTTTATCATCTGGTTCTACCGTCATTTTAGACGCAGGTAAATGATATAAGTATAAACCGTCATAATATATAAATATATTACCTTCTAGGATAAAATCTGTAAATATATGAGTTCTGAATTCTTGTGCTGATTGGTACGGATTAGGCGTAGTATTTAATATATTAACTAAACTTTTTTGTCTAACCGCCGATACTTGTCCTTGAGTAAGTTTATCTTTAACATCATAATCTAGACTGGAGCAGGCTCCTACTATTAAAGATACTCCTCTATTAACACTCTCTAATTTGTCAAAAGCTTGTGCATATGTTATAGGTGCATTACTGTATATGTTACTTCCATGTTCGTGCGCAATATACGACTGCGCGGGATTTTCTTTCTTAAACCAACTAAGAGGGTTTAAATTCATATTATTCCTTAGTAGAACTTAGCAAAAGACCCTGCTTTAGGAGTACCATCAACTATACCCAAGACTTTAGCTTTTTGTATTTCAATCCATCTATTCTGCTTAGTTGATGAAGTTAGTGGGGGAGCTTTGCCAAATACTGAATGTAGTTTTAAATGGTGCTTAAGACATAAAGTAAATACTTCCACATAAATTTCAGAATGATGCTCGTCTATAAACTGATCCCTAATATTTAGTACCTCTTCATCAGTACTAATAGGATTTCCTGTATCTCTAGACCACTTATCTAATAACAGGGTTAAAGACGTAGTATGATGAAGTTCTAAATTATCAGTAGAAGAACAAATGTGACAACATTCTTTCTTCTCATATGCCGATTTAGCTCTATCACGTACATGCTTAACTGCTACTCTTTTATTGGTATTGGATGCCATTTTTCAGTTTCCAGATTTTTGTTGCTATTTCGATTTTACAGCATATTGTAACATATGTGCAGGGGGAAGTCAATGATAAAAATTTTTATGCCTGGTGCTACCAACGTAAAAAAGCCCACCTATTATAGGTGGGCTTTTTAGTATTTAACAGCCTGGTTTTCCTGAAGAGTTTTTATTTGGAACTGCTGCATCCGCTACAGCAGTTGGGTGCATAGTAGAGGTTGATCCTGCTGTATTATCTGCACAATTTCCTCCAGCGCACATACCAAGATGCTCTTGAATAGAGGCTCCAGGCCCTACATGACTAGAAGGTAAGTGATCTGAGGACAATGCTACTGCGTTATTTACTTTTGGTTTACATCCCATAGTATTTCCTTTATAAATTGAATAAGCGGGAGAAGAATCCGCGATGTTTAAGTCTATACACTTCTTCAGTAAGTGTTTGAGATTCCCTCTTTAGAAGTTGAATCTCTTTTTCCAGCTTAGGTATCTTCGTACCCTTCTTAATTTGATCTAATTCATAATCACATTCTAAATTAGTCCTGTCTAGTTCTATAGATAAGTTTTTTATTTTCTTTCCTTGTTCTTGTAGGGCCTGTACTACACTAGCTGTGGAATTCTTTAATATTTCTGGGTCACTTAGTAGTACCTTGTAGTCTGCATTGGTAAGGGGCGGGGGTCTAGTTGTATTTAGTATCTTATTAGACCACATATTATTTATAAAATATGTCTCTACTATATCTAAGTGGTCTGAATGACATCCCCATATTACTTCGCGACTAGGGTATCCGTACTCGAAGTACTCCGCCTGCATATTTTTAGCGGCTTTTCCTTTACTAAATTTATCGAAGTGCTCTGACCATCTGCGATCAATATTATTACTCTTACCTATATAGTAATTACCACTTCTAAAAGTTAGTTTATATATTCCCGAGATTATCATAATTATGTTGTAAATGTGTAAAGTGCGTATCGTAAAGCGTCTGCCATGTGAGAAGCTTCATTATGTACAGGTTTCTCTTTGGTTAAATTATCGTTTGGATCCCACTGATATTGATCTAGTGCATCTAAGGTGTTAGTACACCTGCGCAGTATCTTTATTCTATCTTGCTGTACTAGGTTCTGTACGAACGTAATGCCAGGCAATATTTCTTTCTTTGCTTTAGTAGTAGCTATATCATATATGTAAGCCAAGTCTGAGGCTAACTGAGCTGCAGCACTATCTATAAATATAGTTTCTACTGCGTATTCGTTAATAAGTTCTTGTATTGCTGAAGCATGCTGAGCAGTTACTTTTTCTGCTTCTAGATAGTCTGCGACAATATAAAATATTTCGGTCTCTATATTATATGCAACTACTATGAATGCTGTAGGATCTTTATACCCTGGATCTAGTCCCCCGAAGTACTCATAGTTACCTTCAGGTAGTTCGTCTATTATATTCTCTTCTGATAACATATATACCTGTCCTTGGTAAGAGGTAAAGGACGCCATATACTCTTGATCAAATTCTGCAGCAGACATACTGCGCTTAGCTTCTGCAACGTCTTTATCAGACATTCGCTTATTCTCACTATAATCTGCTGTTAATGAGCACCACTCATCATATTGTTCGTCAAACCCTCTTGCGTAGAACCTAGAAAACCAGTTCTTCTTACCTCTAGGGGTACTAATAAATATACATTTAGAATTTGGCTTGTCTAGAGTAGGTCTTAAAGATACATTAAATGCAGCCTCTCCATTACTAGATAAAGCAGCCTCATCAAATATAATAAGGTCATAGCTACGTCCTACGCAGGAGTCAACTTGGGAAACTGACCCCATTCTCACAGTAGAGCCGTTTGAGATCTCTAAAATACGATCTTTTAAGTTATCCCTGATTATCTCTAGATCAAATGTACCAATTAATTTACGTTGTAGTTCAAAACTAATAGTAGATAGGTTATAGTTAGGAGACATAATTAAAACATTACAGTTTGGTATAAGCAGTACTAGCTGCCCTATTATGTTACTAATATAAGTCTTTCCTAGGCGTCTAGCTAATGCAGCACTAATAAATCTGAACCTAGGGTCATTGATCGCGTTAATTAAGGCAATTTGAGGGTCGTTTAATTCATCAAATACTGTACTACCTTTTTTACTCCCGGGCAGTAGTTTTAAATAGGTATCAATTGGTAGTTTTATATACCGTTTATTGGTATCAAATTCTGTTATCTCTGTCCTAGATACATTTTTACGAGATATTATTAGCATTACGTTCCTCAATCCACTTTACTAGAGTAGCCTCTACCTTATCAAAAGTTACTGTCCAGTCTCTGGGATTTTCAAATATTCTTACTGAGTTATACCATAGACACTTCTCAACTCCCTCCCCCCATCTAAAGTCGGTTTCTTGCATAGGCTGTAACACCCATGTTTCCTTGCCCATAGAGCCAGCTAAATGTACTACCGATGTATCGACACTAATGATAAGATCGAGTCCGTTAATATATTCTGCTGTATCAATCCACGAGTTAATAGGAAGCGATTTAATGAATTTATTGCTTTTAAAACCAGGTGTAAGGCAATAAAGATTAGCATACTTAGCAAGCCTATGAAACCTAGCCACGTCAACGCTACGATAGCGATTATTAGTATGAGTATTGCTGCCACTAAAGACAATACCGATATTAGGACGAGTTTTATCATCAAATTCTCTTTTATTTGTAAAGTGCAGCCATTCGGATGAGGGTATAAAATCAAAACATTGTGCTAAACTACATATAGGGTATGCATACTCTACATCCACGTTAATAGCATCATCTGTGCACTCTACTCCCTCTATAGAATTAAATATAGGATATAGGTAAGGAGCGCATTGTACATATACTTTATCTGCATAGTCTCGTAGATATTCTATATATCTACCAAACATTATGGCGTCTCCAATACCTTGTTCAGTAAGAACTATTATAGAACCAACTTTAGTTCTTGGAGTCCAAAATAGTAAATTCTCTTTTTTATTTTTAAGGGCAACTGGTGCGGCTTTTAAAAATCTAGCATTATACATCTCCCAGCCCTTAGCAAAATCTGCAGAAGTTCCGTTGGTAGATGCTTTTCTTAGTACTGCTGTACTACAATTCCACCAGGCATCCCAAAATTTAGGGTCTAGTTTAATAGCTTTAGTATAGTATTCAATAGCTAGGTCCGTATTGCCCAACGTATATTCTGCTAAGCCAAGATTATTATATGCGTGTTTAATAGTGGTTGGGTCTAATGCGGGAGTATCTTCTTTAGCCGCGAATTGGTACATTTTATACGCTTCTAGCTCTTGGCCGTTAGCCCTAAAACAATTACCTAAGTTAACTGCTAACTCTCTACATTTATATAGTTTAAAGCAGGCTTTAAATATAGACATAGCTTTTTTCCATTTACCTTGGGCTAATAGTTCTGTACCTTTATTATACTCGTGTATTACGTCCATTTAATTAGACCCTATTAACTTACTAATAAGAGAAGAGTATTTTGTCTCTCCTCCGAATTCATTTAGTTGTACATTTGTTTGGTGTTTAGGAGAGTTGCCTTGTCTTACCTTTTCTAGTGATATTTGTCTATCTAAGACTTCCATAGTCATTTTATGAGATAAGGCTAGTAGATCCGCTATATCCTTACCGGATCCCACGTCTGCTTCGTCTAATTCTTGCAGTTTTTTCTGGATTATAGTATCCATTACATTTCTAATACGGAATCTATTATTAAATCCCACATCTAAGAAAATATGGTCTATATAAGAACGTACTTCTTTTCTATCTAAAGTTTCTGACACTTGGTCGGCAGGAATCCCTAATTTATTAGCTGCTTCAGTTACTGACTGTGTCTCCAAGTAAGCATTTGCTATTTCTAAGGCTTCTGGGGAGATTGTGAGAGAATGGGCGGGGGAGACTATTGGTAGCATGGTTTTATAAAATTATTTCAGAATACATATTATAACATAAGGGGAACTTAAAATCAAGTTCAAATTTATGGAACTTTATGGAACTTTATGCATACTGTCGCACCTTAGCTTACCTCTCTTTTTATTAATATTTTTTTCCTGGGTGTGGGCCCACAGGCTTATGAAAAATTGACTGTCTGATAACCCCCTAGGGTCGTGTGCATTTTACACACAACCCTAGTAGTCTATACTTTTTAGCCTAAACTGGTTAGTCTATACTTTTTAGCCTAAACTGGTTAGTTAATAATACTTGAGTAATTTGTAGGGTAATCGACATATTTATTAAAATAAATGTTGCTTTCCTGGATGATTACTGTATAATGATTTCACTGGATGACGAAATGAGCGCAACGAAATCCAGATACCCTAACCCGCGTTCATTAGGAAAATATCATGAATAAAATACTCGACTATACCTCTCTTGACTATACTGTTAATGGTGCTGCCTATGTTATGGCTGCAACCGCTAAGACTCCTAACTATACAGAAGAACAGACTTCTACTATGGTAGCTGCCTATCTTGCTAATCCTACTCAAGAGACTGTAGCTATGCTTTCTAGCACTATGGCACGCTCTGTTCGTTCTATCGTGGCTAAATTAAGCCGTGAGAAGGTTTATGTAAGCAAGATTTATGTCACTAAGACAGGTGAGGCCATTATTAAAAAAGAGACTCAAGCCGATATGATTGGTGATCTTCTTGATCTTACTGAAGCTGATACTTCTAGTTTGAGCAAAGCTAATAAGACTGCCTTGGCTAAGGTATTGGAAGCGGTACAAGCATATAACTGCCTGATTAAATAACGTGCTTAATTAACTAACATAAACAGGGTACCTTATACCCTGTTTATAAGGGGGTTGAAATGAGATACTTAATATTAAGAGCTATAGACTTTAATTCTAACTCTCCATGCGATGCCTTGTTTATTGGTACTTTTGAACAATGTAACCAACAGGCGAGGCGCTGGCTTGAAATGGATATTATAATTAAACCTTATTAAGAAGGACTATTATGCTTACTATTTTTATTAAAGGAATGCTTTACTTTATCTTTGTTATCTTTATTGCTTCCTTGCTTGCCTACTTGGTAAGGTAGAAAAAGCCCTTATAAAATAAGGGCTTGGCTGCGCCAATTTTATCATAGCCCGCTATGACTTGTCAAGCATTTTTTGTAAATAAATATCTTGCTTTCCTGGCCGATTTATGCTTTTAAATAAAAAAGTATTTCCTGGCCTATATAAAATAATGCTTGCTTTTTATTTTAAGAGGGGTATAATTACTCCATCAACTAGAGGAGTTCTATAAACTTCTTAAAAATGAAGCAATTATTTCTATGTTAAAAAGGTTAAGGGATAACTAAAATGATTAAAATAAATATGGTGTGCCTTGCAACAGGTAAAGAAGTTATGGTACTGGATAGGGTAGCCAGTATTATCGACTCTAAAAAAATTGTTAGGCATCTTAATAACATGAATAAACATACTGCCCTTGCTATGGGTAAGGCTATAACCTTTTATTTCAAGGTAATTAAATAATGGATAATTTATTCTTGCTTCTTTTTGCCCTTGTACTTTTATTTATTACCCCTAATATTTGTGACATAATTCATTCATTAACTGATAAAGATTAACTAAAAAAGTCCTTATAAAATAAGGACTTAGCTGCGCCAATTTTATCATAGCCCGCTATGACTTGTCAAGCATTTTTTGTAAATAAATATCTTGCTTTCCTGGATGATTTATGCTTTAAAATAAACGATAATACTTGACTATCCCAAGGGGTCTTTCCTGGGCAATATAAAAAATGCTTGCTTTTTATTTTAAGGGGGGTATAATTACTCCATCAACTATAGGAGTAATACAAAGTGATTAAGGTTATAGGATGGATTGGAACATTTTGCGGCATATTAGGCAGCATTTCTCTTGCTACTAAATTTTACCCTGCTATAGGTTATGCTTCCTTCTTACTAGGTAGTATGGCTTGCCTGTATATTGCCTTAATAAACAAAGATAAGGCAAATATTACTTTATGGGGTTTTTTCTTTTGTATCAATATACTAGGGGTATATAATTATGCGATTTAATTCTATAATAGAAGCTCAAGTTTACCTTGACGACTCGGTAAAATTATGGTGGAATAAGGCTTATTCTATTTGGGGGAATAAAATAGGGGTGTGTCCTCCTGTTAAATTTAATAAAAGACTAACCAAAACAGCTGGACGTGCTTTTATGCTTATTCCTAAAAATGCTATCAATTTTCCTTATATGAAGGAAGAAATTGACTTCAGCCTAAAATTGTTTATGGATAATGTAGAAAATTATCATACTAATATTATTCCACATGAGTTAGCTCATTTTATAGCTTTTCGGGTATATTCTGAAACTAACCACGGTATGCCTTGGAAAAAAGTTTGTCAAATGTTAGGCTGTTCTAATGCCAGATGTCATAATATGCTTTGTTAATTAAATCAATAACTTACCTAAGCCTGCATAAGCAGGCTTTTTTACGTTTAAAATTAAAGACTTAGCCGCGCCAATTTTATCACATAAAATTGGCTGCTGTCAAGCATTTTTTGTAAATAAATATGTTGCTTTCCTGGATGATTTATGCTTTAAAATAAACGATAATACTTGAATATCTCAAGGGGTCTTTCCTGGTACTAAAAATAAATTGAAATAATACTTGCTTTTTATTTTAAGGTAGGTATAATTACTCCATCAATTACAGGAGTTATATAAAATGATTAAAAAATTGGCAATATACGATATGGATGGAACAATAATTGATTCCTCTCATAGATATAAAACACTTACAAAAAATGGTGTGGAAGTTATAGACTTAGACTACTGGCGTAAAAACTGTACTCCTGAAAAGATAGCAAAAGATAGCCTTTTGCCTTTGGCAAGCCAATATCAGGCAGATTTAAAAGACTCTGAATGTTATGTTATTATTGCAACAGCAAGGGTTATGAGTCAAGCCGATTTTACTTTTATAAATAATGTTTTGGGCACTCCTAATCATATTATTTATCGTAAAGAGGGTGATAATCAAAGTGGGGGAAGTTTAAAAATCAAAGGATTACAAAAGTTTTTTAATTTAAAAAATTTTAAAGTTGCCTTTGCAAATGCTTGTTTTTATGAGGATAATACTACATATTTAAAGGCAGTTTGCGATTATTTTAAAATCAAGGGGCTATATGTTCCTAGCACACAGGGGCATTAAATACTTGACAAGGTAATAATAGGCGCATATAATTATGCCTAGTTTGAAGGGGCGACTATCCTACCCCATATAAATAGGTATAGAATCAAGGAGTTAGAAAAAATGGCTAAGAAAAACTACTATATTATAATAGATACAGAGACAACAGCATTAGATCACGTCGCAGATTTCGGGGCAATTGTCGTGGATAAACAAGGGATTATTCATTCGGAATGTAGCGTATTGGTTGCTGAATTTTATGGTATAGAACCTCTTTTTGCAGATAAAAATGCTAAGGGGATATGGGGGCTAGCAGGACGTTCAAAACGTCAACAAGCCTATGATTTTATGGTGCAAAATGGGTCTCGTCAAATTGCCTCTGTAGCGTCGGTCAATCGCTGGCTTGCCAAGGTTATCGCAAAATATAACCCTGAATTAACGGCCTATAATATCGCCTTCGACAAAGATAAACTAAATAAGTCGGGTATTATAACCGACGGATTTAAAAGTAGTTTTTGCCTTTGGCATCTTGCGGCAGGACTTTTTGCTAAGACTAAGGCCTATAAGCAATTTATTCTTGATAATCATTTATTTGGGAATAGAACTGAGTTAGGTAATTTAGCCTATAAAACAAATGCGGAAGTTATGTGTGCTTTTATCAAAGGAGAAAATACCCTTATAGATGAACCACATACTGCATACGAGGATGCAAAAGATTTTGAATTACCAATCCTTTTGGCCTGTTTGAAAAAGTCAAAATGGCGTGAAAAGTCAAAGCCTTATAATTGGAGAGATTATCAATTAAAAGATAACTTTAAGGTTTAAAATCAATAACTTACCTAAGCCTGCTTATGCAGGCTTTTTTACGTTTAAAATTAAAGACTTAGCCGCGCCAATTTTATCACATAAAATTGGCTGCTGTCAAGCATTTTTTGTAAATAAATATGTTGCTTTCCTGGATGATTTATGCTTTAAAATAAACGATAATACTTGAATATCTCAAGGGGTCTTTCCTGGGCAATATAAAAAATACTTGCTTTTTATTTTAAGGGGGGTATAATAGATTCTGTTGGATGTAGCAAGCAAAGCAAAAAAGAGTTAAAAAAGTTTTAAAAAATGCTTGCATAATGTTTTATATACTGTATAATAGATTCTGTTGGATGTAGTAAAACCTAGTTGACGAAATGGCTCAACGAAAACTAGGTTCCCTTAATGAGCTAAGGTGCTGATATTATGACTAAAAATACTTCTTTTGTTTCTGCCGTATCCACAACCCCTAAGGCTCCTAACTATACAGAGGAACAGACTTCTACTATGGTAGCTACCTATCTTGCTAATCCTACTCAAGAGACTGTAACTATGCTTTCTATCACTATGGCACGCTCTGTTCGTTCTATCGTGGCTAAATTAAGCCGTGAGAAGGTTTATGTAAGCAAGATTTATGTCACTAAGACGGGTGAAAAGGTTGAAAAGAAAGATTCAACGGCTACCGCAATAGGCAGTATATTGAGTCTAAGCGAAAATGATACTTCAAGCCTTGCTAAAGCTAATAAAACTGCCCTTCAAGCTATTTTTAATGCGCTGGCTAACTCTAAGCCGTTGTAATTAAAAAAGTTTCCTAGGTTCTTTATAAAAACCTAGATTAACCCTTGATTTTATAGGAGAATTTAAAAATGAAAAAAGCTTTTGTTAATACCGATAAATTGAGTAAAATCAATACTTTCCGCGCATCTCAAGGTCTTGAATTGATTGTCCCTAAAAAGACTGCTGACAAAAAACAACAAAGGGCTAATAGATCCGCACATTCTGAAAAGTGTCGTGAAATCAAAGCCTTACGCACTTCCGGCAAAAAATCTAAATAAATCAAGGGGCTATAAATGTACTCAACTAAATCAAAGACTGTTCCTATGCTAGTGGCTCTAAGTTCTTGTTTATTCTATATTTTTTTCGCGGTAATTCATGCGATTAGTTAATATTTAATTTAAATATTAAGCCCGCTTTATGCGGGCTTAATATTTAATTACCAGGATACAAAAATAAAAAAGTCTTTAAAATCAAAGACTTAGCTGCGCCGCGTGGGCAAGCCTTTCCATATTTATCATTTTACTCGTGTATGTGCAAGATGTCAAGTTTTATTTTCTGGCACGACTTTTGCTTTCAAGCAAGAATTATGCCATCTAGCGAAGTAAACACTTACTAACCCAGCGAAGTAAACACTTACTAACCCAGCGAAGTAAACACTTACTAACCCAGCAAAGTGAGCACTTACTAACCCAGCAAAGTGAGCACTTACTAACCTACTATAAAGGCGCGCTTAAGCGCGCCTAGTGCGCAATCTAGAATTTCCGGATGTGCTCTACGAAACCTAGTGCGCAATCTAGAATTTTCTAAAGTCTATTCTAATTGTACCAATTCGCGCAATTCCCCAACCCAGGATTCAAATTAGGGGAATTCGCGCACTTTGGTACATATTCCAACATATTTCAATATTTTAGTACAATTATGGGTATTTAGAGACATTAGGCTGAAAAATTGACAAAGTTTGGGAGTTAATTTGTCGAGTTGGCAAAGTTAGATAGGAGAATTGACAAAGTTTGGAAGTTAATTTGTCGAGTTGCGCTGACTAGTGCATAGTACAATTTCTAACTCGCTAAATTATATGCCTTTTCGAACCGCTTATTTACCAAATAAGGAGAATAAATATTCTATTGAAAAATTTTTGAGAAATCTGTATAATTATAAAATCGAAAAGGGAGAAAGAAATGACACAGTTAGAAGCGGCAAGATTTTACGGAGATTACAGGGAATTGATAGAAGAAATCAATGAACTTGATGTACAAGAAAATACCAAGCTACAGGAGACCCTAATGAAAGAGTATGAGTTAAATAAAATTTTCTGTATTTTCTTAAGCGAATTTAGTCTGGAATGGCGCACTCGTATAGGGGTGGCTAAAGGGAAGAAAGACTGGATGGGAATGTACGAAGAATATCCTTTTAGTAAAAAACATAAAATTAGGGTATGCCTAGAACAGTGTAAGGACTATGATGCTGTAGTAGCTACTATAGTACATGAAATGGTTCATGCATGGCAAAATGAAACAGGACATAGTGTAGCACACGGTAAAAGCTTTAAGAAGTGGAAAGTGTACTTTAAACAAAGATATGGATTAAAAATTTAGTGTTGATTTACAACTGATTTGCTAGTATAATATATTGGAGAATATAATGAACAAAGTAACTTCTTACACCGCTGAACAAACTGCAACTATCGTAGAAGCTTTTAAAGCTGGTACTCCTATTGAAGTTATTGCAACTACTGTAGGCAAAAGCGCTCGTAGTGTAATCGCTAAGCTTTCTCGTGAAGGCGTATATACTAAGGCCAACAAAACTACCACTACTGCAACTAAAGTAACTAAGGCTGATCTAGTAGCTAAGATTGCTATAAAATTCAATGTAACTACCGAATCTTTGGCTAATCTTGTAAAAGTTGATAAAGCTACTTTGGAAATCATAGCAGCTTGACCCTAGTCCCTCACTTACGCAGTA